GGCTTCATACAACTTTGGAAACTGAATAGCAAGCCAGTCCACCATCTCTTCATTATGCGCCCAACTGCAAACATCGAGCCCGGATTCATTTCGTGCCTTGTTACAGATTTTTTATAAAGTTCGATATTTTTTAAAGTCCTCTCGTTAGACTTTTTCATTTCATCAACAATGCACTCCTTGGAAGTATGATCCGAATATCCGTCCGCTTCTGCAAGTTTTTTATCCGTTTCCGAGTTTCTCTCTTCAACGGTGTATTCGGTACCTAAAATATTAATTTTCATCTGATTATCCTTTCTCGTTATCATCTCTTGACATACGCTGATTCCACAGTTTGGCTGCTTCATCAGTAGCGCAGTAGTCAACGCTTTGCATAACGTCCTTAGTTTTGGCACTGCAGTTCTCACATTGTACCATGGCGTATGGTTCAAAAGATTGCATATTGATAATCAATTTTGCTTTACCGCCGCAAAACGGGCATGGTAATAATTCTGTATCTTTATCTTTCATTATTCGTTTTCCTCCTCATCATTTTAGCGCCGCAGTACGGGCAAAATGGGTATATAAGTCCTTTCGATGTTTTGAATGCTGCATTGCAATTTGAACATATCAAAACTTGATTATGATTTATAATGTCATCAACATAAGACCAATGAGCGGTGCCTCTATCATATTCTGCTTTTGCATCGCTATAGCCTTTCAAATATTGATCACGGTCATATTGTAAAGCCCTGATGAGTTCGGATTTATCCACTTGAACTCCGGCTCTTAGCACTGCCTTATAGACATTATTGTCAAATTCATCTTTGACGCGCTCTATAATCTGATCAATATAACTAAACGATTCAATCGGGCATTTATAATTCATTTAAACCTCCTCCACATAGAACCAAGACTGTGGAGGTCTTGACACTCTTGCGCCTAATTTTACTCCACAATGCCAAAACTCTCTCAATCTTTTCGGTTTATCGTAAATTATAAGGTCTGATATGTGCAATCCATAACCTCGTTTGCCATTCCCCAAATAGTCCATTATTTCCTTATCCGTCAAACAAGTGTATGGAAATTCTTTTTGTGCAATACGGTTATTTGGGTCACTATATGTAATAGATATGGGAATGATACAATCACATACAAATTCGCCTATGACTTTGCCTGCCAAACGGTCTTTATACGCTTTTCTGTCACCAACAAGATTGCTTTTTGTCATATATATGTAACACTTAAATGGCGTTTCAATCTTTGGTCTTGTTTTCCTAACCTCAATAGTCTTTTTGCCGTTTGCGATAAGTTCACAGTATTTAGGTTTGATACTTATTAATACAGAATTCATTACTTTGCCTCTTTCTTTAAATAATCAACTACACAATTTTTACAACTCGGTGGTTTTATAAAGTCTTCAATAGTTAAAGCACATTTATAATCGCACCAAGGCCTTTGAAGCATAAAATCAGCTCTTTCATCTAAACTCATATCAGTGAGTTTATCATTGTTTGTGTACGGCTTTAATAATGAGGTCGTACGCTCCTTTTTAGGTTTTATGTAGCCTGTAGCTAATCCTAAACACATATGTTGTTCTCCCCTTCAAATCTTTTTTCAAGATCAAATATTGTTTTTCCATCTCTTCTAAACGGTCTATCCGTTTTGCTTTGATATTCTTTGAGTTTTTGCCAATATTCAGGCAAATATAAATAATAGTTTTTTAATTCCTTGAGATTTTTGTTACTGCAACACCAGCAACTAACTCTATCAAGAATGTCGTATAAGCACACATCATTCTCTTTGAAATCAAGTCCATTTTCTAAACAAATATCAAGGGCCATTTTCTCTGTTATCTGCATATCATTAAGTGGAAAAATCTTGTGTGTATCTTTGTTTTTGTCAATTCTTTTTTGCTCGTCATAAGCAAGGCCAATGTAATGGTATATTTCTTTA